TTAATTAACTCTAAAATGTAGGTAATTGCACCATCTGACAAACCACAAGCATTTTTAGTTTTTGCTGTTAATCGGTTAATTTGTGAAGCGGTAAACAAATTTTTTCTAAACTGTTTCCAATCTTCTCGAGTTTCATAAATAAATCTTTCTATCATGCTAGTTTCTCCTTATTACTTTTGATAAAATTTAAAGTTTCAGCATCAGGCTTAAATTCTACTACATCACGTCTATTTAAGTTAGCCCCAAACAAACTACCGAACATATCACAAGCATCTTTTATAGCTGTTGTTTTAGCTATTGGCAAAGCCATAATTACAGCCCCTTTATTTATGTTTGACAAATCAAGGTTTAAATTTCCACTATCTTTTTTAGTTTGCAATTCGCAAGCACCTACACCATCATGATAATTCCATTCGTTGGTAACTGGGTGCAAATAATGAACTCTAACATGAACTTCAATTGCATTGAATAATTGGGCAGTTTTTAAAACTTCAATTCGGTACTGCTTAAAAATCTTACGTAATAGATGCTCAATTTTATCAATTGGCAAATAATTGTAATCCTTAATATAAGGATGTCTTTTAATCCACGTTTGAGGTGGTTGCTGACTTAATAATAAGTTCAAAGCATCGTTTTTGTAGCTTAATTCTAAATCTTCGGTCAAATCTAGAATAGTTGGCAGTTTTCTGTTTTCCATATTTTTTTTATTGTCTTGCAAATATTAGTTACATTCAATTTTAGACATTTGAACAGTATATTTTCCAGCTAAGTGAACTAATTGAGCCGCTTTTGGTATCCACTGATGAATAGTTGATAACCCAGTTTCTTTACGACCATAAATGTTGTTTATTTCGCCTTTTTGAAAAAAAGTATAAGCCATGTTAAATGCTTGTGACTTATTGTTAGCTAAAATTTCAACTGTAATAGTTTCAGTGTTGTTTTTTTTAGTTCCGTTTAGTTTTAATGTGTAAGTTTTCATAATGTTTTCCGTTTATTGTGATACAAATATAGTATTACTAATTGTAATACCAAACATTATTTTTAACAATACTGAAAATCAGCCAATTAAAATTATTTATTTGTATAAATTAACTATAAATCGCTCGTTTTCTATGCCTGCATCGTGCCATTCTATACGTGCAATGGCTAGGGCTTTAAAGTCATCTTCGGTGCTATCGTCACGATTGCAAATAACTTTTAAATTGTCGTAAATTTCCTTTTTACTTTCAACTTTTGCGGACATTTCCTCACGTTGTCGCCTAGTTTCGCTAATTTCTTCGATTGTTGGCCTATATCTGCTCATTTAGTTGTCTAATTAGTTGTTTAATTTGCTCTTTTTGAAGTTCAATTTGATTTTCTTTTTGATTGATTTTAGCGTTTAAATTATCGTTATTATAGTCAACAAACCAAAAACTATTATTGATTGTTATGTGATGGTTTAATGTCGCTATATCCTCGTTTAAAATTGTTATTTGCTCAATACATTTGCGGATATTATACGTTAATTCAATTATCTTTTTAATCTGCATACTCCTTAATGCTAAAAGGTTGGTCCATTTTAATTAATGCAGTTCGGCTATCTTGTATTTTTTCAGCATACCATTCATTTGCAATGCTTAAACTATTTGCATAAGAAAGAGCCGTTGTTTTGCTTCTCTCATGGTTAGTTACTACCATGTATTCGCCTATATCGTTACGCTGCAAACTAACTGTAATAGGGCTTAAATTCTCACTTATTGGAGTGATTACTGTTCTTTTTATTAATTCCATGTTATTTATTTTTTAAAGGTTTCGTTATAGTATTGTTCTGCCATTCTATTATAGAATTTACTTGGTCTATCAGATTGTTGGTCGCTTCGGGCATCTCTATAAGCATCAATTATCTGTTCTTTCTCCATTGCTTTAGCTTGCTGATATACAACTGTGTTCTTAATGTCAATCTTAATGTGGTGGTTTTCTAATTCATTAACTAACCATTCTACTGCTGTTAATTCCATGTTCTAGGTTGTGTTATTAAATTTAAAGTAACTGTTATATTGTTCACCAATAAATCGGCTTGTTTTTTCTTAAACAAATTGTTTTGCTCAATAGCGTAATTCCTAAGTCTGCTTATTTTCTCAAACCTTGTTTTGAGTTGGTCCACTCTTGAAACCTTTGGCGTTTCTATTTCCCTTGCATTTCTTAAAAATTGTTTTAATTTTGCAGGTGTAAAAATGTTTTCCATATTTTTTTATTATCTACTTAGAGGGCTGCTTAATTGCGGCTCTTTTTGTTTCTACATAAATCTTAGCTTTTGGATTTAGCTTTAAAGTTTCTTTAATTAATGCTGCATAGTTAAGTTCACATAGCTTACTGCTATCGGTTTTAATCAACTTAATTATGTTTTGTTGGGTGCAATTCATTTTAATTGCAATTCTGCAGGTCGCTGCATTGTCTGACAATAATCTGTCTTTTATAACGTTGTTTAGTTTCATGTTTTAATCCTCGCTTATTGATACTATTAATGATGTGTTGTAAGTTTTTTGTAGCCATTCTTTAAGTGGTGTAATAGCGTTGTTTACTACTTCACGATTTGGCATAAACGGTATTTCTTTTATTTTTACCGTTGCTAGGTGCTTCCCTTTCATTTCAGGGGCTTCTAAGTCTTGGATGTATATTTTTGCTTTCATAATTTTATTTTTTATCGTTTTTCTTCTTCTAATATTTCGATTGAATAATTCATATATTAATTTTTTAACAGTACTACATAAGAAATTCCCATACCAGCGTGTACATCAATTAATGATTTTTTACTTTTTAATAAGTCTTTTTTTAATTCTGACTCATAATATTTTTTACTTTGAGGTCTAATTCTTTTAATACATTCATCAATAAGTAAATCTATATCGCTACACTCAATAGTGTAGCGATTATATGATAGATTTTGCGGTGTGTGTGATATACTGACCATTATAACAATGATATTAATTGTTTGTAGTAGTGTCTTGAGTTTAAATAAGTGTTTAAGTAGTCTATCTTTCTGAACTCTTTAGAAAATCTAAGCTCTTTTTTTACTATTTTATTTACTTGGTCTAACTCTTTTTGTATTGATTCTTTTGTCAATCTATTAGAGTTTTTAAATTGGTTATAAAATTTTATTGCTTTTGCTTTTTGTTCTTGAGTTGTCATAATTTCTGTGCCTTAATTGCCTTACAAATGTAGTAATACTTTCAGTAATACCAAAAACAAAATAAAAATAAATCGTAACTTGCTATAAATCAAACAAATATTTTTTATAAAGTGCAATAAAAAAGCCCTCAAAACTTAATTTAAGGGCTAAATATGTTATTGTTTGTTTAACCATTTCCGAATAAACGAAAGCAAAACTAAGATAACTAAAATTAAAGGCAAAATAAACCAATAATCAGCAGCTAACTGTTTATACCAAACTAACTTTTTAGTAAGTACTGGCGCTTTAATAAATACTTCCTTTGTATAGAATACTGTATCGCCTTTACATTTGCCCTCAAGATATATTTTGCCATACTTTTTTATGTATCGAATTTCAATTTTATCTTTAACCAAATAAACCGAGTCAACATCTTGACTAAAAACTGTATCAACTTGAATACTATCAATAAAAATTGTATCATGAATTACTGTACTAACTTGAACCGTATCTTTGTTGCAAAACTTTTCAATAGCTTGGTTTTTAGTGTAGCAACTTGACAATAATAGTAAGGCGAATAATAGTTTTTTCATTTCTTTTTTGGTTTTTGTTTTTCGGTTAATCGCTCTTTTTGCTCACGTTCTTTTTTAGCGTGTTTATCTTTGATTATAGCCACTATTCTAGCTCTTTCTAAATCTACACTATCCATGCAGCAAAGATAAATAAAAAAGCCCCACAATATGCAAGGCTAATTTACTTTTTATTTCGGAGTGAAAATTCAAAGATTATTTTTTGAAAAAATATGTATAAATCATTTCAGCTAGTGCAATTACTATTGCTCCAATTATTAAAACTATCATTTGATTGTAATAAATATTTTTTCAGTCTTTGAAATCTTATTTAAAACGCTCATAAATTTAGCATAAGCAGTTCTACTATTGCCAATCATATTAACTCCCTTAGTAGTTCCTAAAAGTATGCAGCCCTCAGTATCTTTTGAATAATTACCCCAATGAATACGAACGCCCTCAAAGGTAGGTACGTTTAAAAGTAGTGGCATTTGTTGTTGAAAGCGATTACTAAAATTAATAATAACCTCATATCTACCTTTGGGTATTGCAGTTACGTTTTTTATTTTTACTTCGCGTTCCTTATCTTCTAAAGTAAAGCAATGGAAAACATCATTTATATAAAGTTTTCCTATTGTACTATCATCTGTTTTAGTTTCTCTAATTACTTTCAGTTCCATTATTTTTAACTGTTATTTGTGTAACATATCCACCTATTGCAATCATAGTAGGTATAATTAATTTAGGCCAATCTTTACTGACTACAAATGTTGTAAAATCAATAGTTGACCATGCAGTACCAACTGCAACTAATAAGCCTGCTAGTGTGCTTAATTCACTTTTATATTTTGATATAAATTTTTTCATGTTATTTTTTAAAAAATGCGTTATAAATTGCAAGGGCTATTCCAGCCAATGCACCCATGGCACCCATTGCCCACATAGTTAATGCTAAACTGCCACTTAGTTTAAATCTTGTTTCATCTAATAGCTTCATAAATGCCTCAATCTTTTGGATGCGTGCAAGTATTGTGTTTTGTGGTTCAAAATCATTCTTAAATAGTGCTATACTTAACTGCTCAATTTGCTTAGTCAAAATTTGTACTGTTTCATCTCGCCTTTGTGCTAACATTTCAGCGTGTTCAATTGATTTTCTAAGGCTGTTAATGTCGTTTGTTAGCTTAATAAATATTAGTTCTTCTTCCTGCCCCATTCGTTTGTTTCGTTAAATAGTACAAAATAAGCATAAAATAATGACAAAACAGTACTCCCATTGCGTAAGATAGTCACAATAGGTAAATAGTTTTTACTAAAAATAATTAAGTTAGCAATGTTAAAAATTGAGTCCCAAATCAATGCAAAGAATATAGCCTTAACAAGTTGGTTTTTTATTTCAACACAAGCCACAAACGAAATCAAAGCAATAAAACAATAGTAGTTCAACCATTGTAAAAACCACCATAGCATACCATCAACTTTAAAATCATTTTGAAATAAAGTAAAGTTATACGCTATTTCATTCGGTGGAACGCAAAAAAACAAGTGCATAGCCACTAATGCAGCTATGAACTTATTCCGACTGTAAGTTTTAGGAAACGAAAACAATAATGCCATTTGAAATAGTTATTGTTTCGCCACTTTGCAAAGCATACTCCCCATCTTCAGGAACTGCAAAGCCCTCATTTTCTACATAACCATATACTTCAATTTCTTGCTCAGTATATTGGTCTAATTCGATACCGCAATCAGTATATAAATACTCCTCACTATCAAAAATCTTATGAGGTTTTGGTTTCGGTTTTGGTTTTGGCTTTGGTGGAACTACTGGTCCTAGTGTAATCATATTTCAGTTAATTATTGGCTCTATAAATTCAATTTGTGTTAATTTTGATAGTTGTTCTTTTATTTCGGCAAAGTTATTATCGCTTAAAACTTCTAAACCGACTATCCAATTATCATTAACATCTTTTGCAAACTCTAGTTTTGAAAGTCCATTTTCATAACCATTTAAAGAGTTGTATTGCGTTTTTGTGGCTTTTAAAACTTTCATTTTATAGACTTGTTAAATAAGTGATTATTGCGGTTCTTAAAGTTAATGCTTCGCTTACTAAACTTGCACCATTTCCATAAATAGATACTCTACCATTTGTATTTAAAAACATATTTTGAGCATTTAATATTCTTCTATTTTGGCTAATTCTTGCAGCAGTTGTTGTTATTCTATTTAGTTGCGTAGTTTCATTAAACAATACTACATCGGTTGCAGATGTACGATTAATTAACTTAAACCCATTACCGCTCATGTCCGCACTTAAAAGCAAATTAGTAGCTAACATATTAAATCTTTGATTAACTACATCAGCCATTAATACAGCATCTCCACCACCTCCAATAGTTCCGAACACTGGTCCACTAGTAGCCCCTACTTGATATGCAAATTCTCCTGCATTATTATTTTGGAAATTAACTCCTTGCGTTGCTGCATTAAAATTAGTATCAATATAACTTGAACTCCCATTTGAGTTAAAACCTTGATTACTTGTAAAAGTTGGAGAACTTACTAAAGTAGCTTTTGTTCCACTTGGGTTTTTCCAATTAATACATGCAAAACTAGCATCTCCATCATTAGCTAATACAAATAATACATCTAACTTAGCCCAAACTCCACTACTAATTAATGTATTTAAAAGTATGTTTTGTTTTACTTGCTGCCCTGTACTTGGTAGCGTGTATCCTTGTGTCCTAGCTTCGGCTAATACTGCATTATATTGAGTTGAAAAACTCCCATATACTGCATTATCTATACCTATTCCTAATCTTATACTCATGTGTCAAATATATTATTTTTAATGTTCAATTTCTAATTTGTGGGCGGAGTCCCTAACCATGCTAAACATAACTAATCCATTTTGTATAGCACTTGTAAATGTTACACTTTCAATTGATATTGTAGTTGAACCAACTGAAATGTTTTCAGATACCCTAGCACTAACAATTTCTAAAGTATCTAAATCAATTATATCAATTACATCATTTGTTTTTAAATTATATTTTAATGGTGTTACTTCTATTTCTGTTAAACTGTCAATAAAAACACCATTAACTAATTTACCTACATAAGGTATATAAGGCAATAGTACATTTAAAGCGTTACTTAAAAAAGTAATCCTATTGCCTAAAACTCCTATGCTTTGGCTTAAATTATTAGCAATATATTCAACATTTTTTTGATTATAATTTACTATTTTTTCAATACTATTTATACGTTCCTTGTCAGTCATTACGCTAAAGCATTATCGTTGCTTACCCCATTGTTTATTATTTTACTTATTGCAACACTTGTACTATCATAAGTCAATTCAAACCATTCTCCATTCCATTCGTTTCTATTAGCGTTATATGTGGCTTGTTTTAAGTGCCAGTGTTTATTATCATAAGTCAATAGTTGATGTGGGTAATATTGACCTCTTATAGTTGCTGATATAATTTGTTTGCTTGACCTATTCATTGCCATTGCATTTATAACAATCAATTCATAAATATTATAGGTTACACTTGGGCTACTGCCTGCATTACCTACTACCCAATCATTTGTAATAGGATTGCCACTAACATTTAGTTGCATTCCACCTTTTGGTGTTATGCTTTCACTATCGTAAAGCAAAATTTGAGGTATTTCTAATTCTTTAGGGTCAAATGGTTTCGGTGTTATGCTAGCCCTATATGTTATATCTTCGGTTTCTGAACTATTATTTTCTAAATACCTAACCGACATTTCGCCATTAAAAATAGAAACTGTATCAGTTAAAAATAAAATACCACTACCAACTACATAACTACCACTATAAACAGGGTAAACAGTGCAATATATTTCAGTAAAATCGAAAGCGGGCATAGGTGGAGTTATTATGCTTTGTTCCCAATAAAATACATTTGTCGAAAAATTATCATAAATACTAACTGTTGATACTGTTGTACTCCACGAATAAACATTACCTACTTTACGTAAATAATAATTTGTGCCGCCTACTGTTTTAATTCTTACTTGAAAATTTAATTGTTTTGTGGTTACTGAAAATAAAGCTACTGGAGTACCTCCAGTTGTCAATACTTTAACTCCTACATAAGTTCCTGCAACTGTTCCTCCGCTAGCATAATTAAACTGCTCACTATTGATTTTAAAATATAAACCTAATGTATTATTTCCACCACCTGAAAAATAAAAACTATTACCTGCTGTTGATTGAATAGCAGTTGTGCTATTTGTATTTTTAGCTTCACTTAATAAAATTGTATTAAATGCTGGCTTTTTTATAAATACTGAGTACGTTGGCCTAATGGTATTATACTGCCCACCTGCTAATATTTTTAATGGACCTGAACTATTACTTACTGCTACACGTGGCGCAATGTTAGTAGTGCTTAATGTAGTTCCTAAAAAGTCGGTATTATAAAACTTTACAGAACTATCGGTATAATTCTGAATTTGTATCATCCAAATTTGCCCTTTTGAATAAATCATCCTACACCCAAATAAGGTTGCAATTGTTTTTAAAATCTCAATTACTTTGATTGTGTTTTGTGTTCTATCTTCGCTTAGTTCATTAAAATTTGAACCTTTACTTAAAGTCATTCCTAGCACATCCACATTTGGCCTGCCAGTCATTCCGATTTCGTACCAATTAATGTTGTGTGAAAGCACAGTAGCAGTTTGTGGTAAATCATCCCAAACACCCATTGTATTTATAGCATAATTAGTCAAGATACGTAAAGCATATAGAGCATTCGCAGTACTTGAATAAGCTACTATTTGCTCATTTAAATACGCAAAATCATTCGCAATAATTTGAAACATGCAGCCGCTTTCTAAAGCATCGTTATTCCATGCACTTTGATTTTGTACAACATTGCCACGCCAATATTCAACCCACGAACCACTAACTTTCTCTTCAATAATAATGTAGTAAGTTTGGCTGTTTTGTTGCACCATGTTTTTAAGAAACGTAAATAATGTAGTATCGTCCCTTTGTGCATTTTTAGCTAATACTAAATTTAAAGTTAATTCACCGCCTATAATTGGTGCAAAATTAGTATCTTCTCCACTATCGTATTTTAATTCAAATCCATTTTCATCAACTAAAAAATCAGTTAAAATAGAACCGCTATAACTCTTATCGTAAATAGAAATTCTATATTCGATATTATCGTAGTTTTTAATTGTTGATTGATACCTAATAGCTGCCATTATCCGAAATTAAAGTTACGATTGAATTTTTTATCATTTCTACCATTTACCAATTGAATATCATTGCCTTTAATCATACCGTTAATTACAATTGTATTGCCTTGTGTTGGTGCAAAATTACTGCTCATATTATTGCCTTGGTTAAATGATGATTGAGCAACTGATGGTGTACTACCTTTGCTTGCTCCTTTTGTTCCACCTTGATTTAAACTTTTAATTACTGAACCAATTGCTACCATTGCAACCCCTGCGGCTATTGCTCCAACTGGATTTAATGAACCAACTGAACTTTCAAAAGCTAATTGAGCAACACCAAAAGCAATATATTGCGCTCCTAGTTGTTGCGCTAAACTTGCTAAACTACCTAATAGTATATCACCTAATGCCGCAAATGGGTCATCAATATTCCCAACTATTGCATTACCTATTAAATCACCTATACTATTAAAAGTTTGAACTAGCGTACTATCAATTGCACTTTTAATACCATCATTTAATTTTTTTAATAAATCTTTTGCTCTTTCTGCTGCTGCTTGAATGTTAGCTTCATTTATTCCAAAAGTTAAATCTAAATTTACATTTTTACTTGCACCAAAATCATAACTACTACCTGATAATTTTGGTAGCATTGGTTTTTGCATTGCTGCTAGTTTTGGTGCTAATTTTGCTTTATCTTCAGCTAAAGCTATTATCCGTGCATTTTCTTCGGTTTCCCACTTAGTTAATTTTAATCTATAATCAGCTAAATTATCTGCAAGTTTTTGTTTATCTTGGTTTTGTTTTTGGCCTTTGTCAAGTTCCTTTTTATTGTATTCTTCATTAATCTTTTGGAGTTGTTCCTGATGTATTCTATAATTATCTTTTATAGCTTCGTTTACTATTGTACGTGCGAAACTTCTACGCCCACCGCTAGCAATTTCTTCGCGTTCAACAGTTACTAATTGTTGAATTAAATCGTTTTTATTTTTTTCATAAATAGCATTTTCAGCTTGTAATGCTTGCGCTCTTTCATCTAAACCACGTGTAGTTATGTCTTTCCACGTTTTAAATAATTGTAGCTGTAATGCTTGCGTTTTAATAGTTTGTTCTAATTCTTTTCGCCATTTCTCAGTAGCATCTGAAACACTATTATAATTTACAACTAAAGCAGTTATTCCAATAGCTGCTAATCCGAATATGCCTAATGCCATATTCATACTTATTCCCATAGCTGTAATACTAGGTATAACTTGACCTACTATAACCGCTTGTAATGCTGTAAAGGCTGCGCCCATTTCTTTTAATTGGGCTAACCCTTGAGTTAATGCTAAAGCACTTTGAACTTTTAAAAGCATTTCTTGAGTAGCTTTGCTTTCAGTTCCTAATAAACCCATTGCGCCCGTTACTATACTTGCTGCGCCTGCGGCTTGCTGTAATGCACCTGCCACAACTGTAAATTTACTATCAGCACTAAATGCAGTAATTACTGTATTTATATCGCCTATTTGGTCTTTTAATTCTCCTGCACGTGCTGCACTTGCTATAGCTTGTTGGCTCATTACACCAAACTTTTCAGCCATTTGCTGTGTATCTTGGGTAGCTTGCCTTAATTGGGTTCGTAGGCTTTGTACTTTATCGCCTAAATCTTTTGTAGCTGTTCCGCTTTTACTTGAACTTCCAACAATAGCACTACCAATAGTATCCATTCCACTTTTAGCAGTTGAAGCCGCTTGCTGAATGTCATTATTTAAGGGGTCTAAATTTAAACCTACTCCTATTGCTAATACATTATTGCTATTCTTTGCCATTGTTTAATGTCGTTGGAAACTTATCCGAAATTTCGTTTATTTCGTTTGCTAAATTATCATTTTTTTTCTCAAATAACTCAAAGTATTTTTCAAGTCTTATTTCTTTTTTGGCGTGTGTTATTTCGGCTATTGCAAACGCTAATCGTTTATTTAAATTGTTTGTAGTTTGCATGCTGTATAATTGGTTATGGTTCCAACCTAAACAAGCATGAACAAAGTAATCTAAACTAGCATTTAATAACTTTTTTTCACTCCAATTTAAAACTCCATAAGCGAACGCCTTAATGTCGCCCAAACTTAGCCCACCCCCTAACAATGATGTTAGTTGGTGGGTGGTTCGTTTGGGTCGGCAGGTTCATTAACTATGGTTTGCATTGCAATGATTTCATTTTGAAAATCAATTCCTAACTTATATAAATTAGTTGAATTTTCTATCATTTCAGCTGCATCATCTTCGTTTATTTTCTTAGTTACAATTAAGCAATTAATTACAAAATCATAATACTTAACCTCGTCAGTTCTTACTAAAATATTTACCATCTCATGTGGTTCATATTCTTTCTGTTTTTTTAGTTCTATTTGTACTGAATTATCAAGTGTTTGAAACTCCTTTAATTCGTAAATAAAACAACTGTCAAGATATTTTAATAAATCTTGTACGCTACCTAATTTTAAAGCCTTTAATACACCGATTAAATGCTTCATTTTAAATTTATTTTCCTGCATTATTATTAAATTTAAACTGTGCCTACTGTTACTGCGCCTGTAATTGCATAAGTTACTGAATAAGTTACTTTATCATTTGCGGCCGATTTAAACGACATATCAGAAATATAAAGATTGCCTGTATATTTCACATCGCCACTTGTTGCACTCAAGGCATATTCAAAAGCTACTAATGTACGTGCTTCAAACCAATCAATCATGGTTTTTGCATATACTTCAGTTGGACTGCCTGGTACTTTATCAAATATAGCTTCAGCACTAAGTGTATATTCCTTAAGCCCCATAATTACCTCTTTTACTCCGCCACTTGTTTTTGATGTGGTTTCAATTGGGCTTAGTTTTGAGCCAAAATCTGAACTCGTTTCTTGATTAACTAGCTTACTATCTAGTTTTAATCGTGCGTTATTTCCGTTAGTTGCCATTATTTTATATTGTTGTTATTGTTGTTGAACCTGTTGATTGAAAATTGCAAGTAAAAGTACTTATACTATCATGTGCATTTTTTACGCTTACATCAGTAATAAAACCCTCATAAGCAGTAGTAAATGAACCGCTAAAGTAATCTGAATATAGTAAACTTACTTTTGTTCTGTTTTCTGCAATTGTTTGTAAATCTCTTAATGTTTCAGTTGAACCTTTATAAGCTGTTAGAATGCCCTTTTCTAGTTGTGGTCCAAATAAACTAACTGTTGTTCCGCTTACTTTTTTTATTTTGCAATAAATTTCGTATGCTGTTTCCAATTCAAATGATATACTATGCCTTACCCAATTACTTGTCAATGTTATTGTTGAGCTAATTGAAGCACCTGCGCTATCTCCAGCTTCAATAGTTACACTTCCACTACCTTTTAGCCATACTGAAAAATAAATAGTATTGCCTTCTATTAAATTATCATTACTTACAAATGTTTGAGTAATTGCATTGCCAGTACCCCATGTTAATACTTGTGCTAATAATTGATTATCATTGTTAGCTACTTTTGTTGCACTTATGCTGCCCGTACCACCTTTAACCCAAATAGCATTGTTAAAAGCTTCTGGCCATTGTAAGTAATTGGTTAAATTAGCAGTACAAATTCCCTCCATTGAGCAACTAGCTTCTTTTAAAGTTGGTAAAACCTCTTTAAATCCTTGACTATCTTTTGTAGTCATATCCTCGGTTGCTACCTTTTGGCTAAAATCATTTGATTTAGTCAATGCTATACGTTGGCCACCTACATATAACCCTAAATAATTTCCATTAACTGCCATATTATATTTGTATTGTTATAAAATAATCTTGTTGTAACATATAAACTCCATCTACTGCGCTGTTATCGTTGAAAATATCACGCTCATCCTCAAAAGTAATTCTTTGAACTGTAAATCCTGCTATATTTCCGCTTTGGTCATCTAATACTGATCTTACCAATCCTGCAATTTCTTGAACACTTGCAAGGGAAGTAGCTAACATACTAATTTGAAACCGCATTTTATACCATTGAACATTACCATCTTTTGATTGCTCGCTAGGTGTTGATATGCTTTCATAAATAATATAAGGATATACATCACTATCAGCCGCTCTTAATGGTCTTATTCTAGTGCCTACTAAAAACCCTAAAATAGTGACATTATTAATTAATAAGTACCTTATTATATTTCCTGCTTCGCTTACTGTCATAATCCTTGTTTAGTGCCTTGCTCTTTTACTATTCTTTCAGTTCCTTTTTTTATGTTTTCAATAATAGTGTTACCTATTAAATCGTATGTTGGTCTTATAAATGGTTTAGCCTGCATTACTCCTAAAAACTTACCTGCATATGGTATATTTTCATGTTTTCCGCTAAACTTTTTTGTTCCACCGCTTGACCTTGTAAATCCACCTGCTAGCAATCCTTTTTTCATGTAGCGTTGTTTAGTTCCAAACTCTACTAAGTGTGCATGGTTTCCACCCTCAAACGCTGAATTTTTATTGCTGTATTGTGGTCCAATCCAAAAAAAATTATTATTCTTTTTTGATTTTACTATACCAATACTAAGTTTTAAAGTACCTTTATTAACAACTACTTTTGATGTCATTTCAACTTCTACTTTTTGCGCTTCGCTAAATGCTAAATCCGAAAATTGTTTTGTTGAATTTTCAAAAGTTTTATCTAACATTGAAAGTACTTTTTGCTCAATATTTGTTGGCATTTTTACTTCCATTATCCAATCCTTTCAATTCCACTTAACCTTGTTACTGTTCGCCTTTGAAATTCAGTTGCATCTACTATCGAATTTATTTGATACATCTGCCCCTCAACTCGCATTAACCAATTTAATTTAACTTCTAAACTTTCAATATCACCATATCTACAATCAATTGTAGTAGTAGTATTTGATTGTCGTTGCATGTCGTTAAAAACTTCGTTATTTGCTCTGTTATTTACATAACAAAATATAGTAGCTGTGGCTGTTTCTGAATACGTTTGTGTAATTTCTCCACTACTATTGTTTTCATTTATAGTAGGTGCGAATAATTCACAAGTCATATCAAATTTACCGCTAATTATATTCATGTTTTAGTTATAAGCGCAATCTAAATTAGTTGCAGTTGTATTGGTTGAAAATACTTTTTTTACCTGATAAGGAAACGGTCCTGCAGGAACATTTTTAAATAATTGCGCTCCATTACTTGCGGCTGTTGCTGTATTAGTATCTGCATGGTCACTTAACAGTACATTTAAATCACCTGCAACTCCTACAAATAAAGTCCCCTCTACTCTTACAGTTGTTTGGACTCTAGTTCTTGCTACTGTTGGTAGTGTTGTTGTTGCTCCGCCTAAATCTACTGCGCTGCCATTAAAACTTAAACTTAGTTTTATATTATCAGCATCTACAACTATAACAAAGTATCTTAATAAATTACTTATGCCTGTAACAGTTCCAACCGTCTCAACTCTTAACACATCATTTGCATTATAACCATGAGCCGCAATTGTTAATGTATCAGTTCCTAAATTAGCTGCTGTAACTGTTTTTATTACTTGCTCAGGTACTGGCACTATTACAGGAACTACATCAGTTATGTAATTGGTATCGCTTGGTGTAACTGCTATTACTTTTGAGCCTAAAAGATTATTCATATTTATGTTCTATTATATTTATTATGGTCAATGTCTAACAATACTTTAATTCCAAAAGGTATTTCGGTTAATGCTTGACTTTGTGCTTGCTGTTTATTTTCGTAAAGATGAGCAATTAACAAAAGCATTGCGCTTCTATATGTTTTAGGTACTAAATCAGCACTTGTATAGCCTGCAACAAATCTAATTTTAAAAGCATTTAAAGTAGTTTTCATACTAGGTATATTCTCTAGTAAAATTCTACCTATTGGGCTTATTAAATCAGTTGTATATGTGCTACTATTAATTGTTTGCTCAGTACCGTTTAAATCAATGTATTTTACAGATGTTATTGATTGAATTGGGAACTTGTTTAATCTAATTTCTTTATCAACAATACTATCGTAATTAGCTTGCAATGTTTGTGTCATTAATGGTCGCATTGAGTAATTTTCAACCCATTGGCGAGCCGCTGTAATCAATGCAGTTATCAAACTATCCTCTAAGGTGTTATTGACCCTTAAATGTAGCTTTGCTTCCGCAAGTGTTATCGGTTCGGTTGTTGGTGCTGTTATTACTGAATAGCTTTCCATTTATTTTTTTACTGCTTTTTTAATTTCTTTTGGTTCTGTTTTTACTGCTTTTTCTATTTCGTTTTCAACTATTTCAGCAAAGCCATTTTCAACTAATTCATCAGCTTGGTTTGAGTTAATTTCAGCTAATTCGCCTACATGATAACCTAATCCAAAACCTACTGGACTTTTTATAAATTTTATTGTTTTCATCTTGAAGCGTGGGGAGGTATCGAACCTCCCTAATTCCATTCACGCTTAATTAACTACTAAGTAGTTGTTGCGTCTAATATTGCTGCAAATGCTGACGGCTGTTTAACCGCTACACCTACATATTGGTTCATTACAATTCTTGTTTTACCTCCAATTGCTTGTGAAGCTGGGTCAACTACTAAATCAATTCCACCATATTGGCCTACTACTAAGTTTTCCCAATCTCCAAAAATGATAGCTGAACAAATACCAGATGCTGTTCCTTTTGTTAGATTACTTGGCACATTTGAAGTACTGTAAGTTTCTTTACCTGCGATTTGTTCAGGTTGGCCCATAAAGTAGCTCATGTAAGGCATAATCATTGCGCCTGAACCGCTATCGATTACAGTTTGCTTTAATTTTGCTACTACTTTAGGATTTACTAAGAATTTACCATTCATTCCTGCATTAGCTGTTTCTACAACTTGGATTAATTCTAAAATCTTAGCTAAAGTTGGAGCACCACCATTAGTTCCAATTGCTACTGAGCCAATTCCACTAGTACCTAACAAACCAGTAGGCTGTCCGCTTGAACCTGAACCATTAATTGCGGCCGCTTCAATTGCTACTGCAAATGCTTTTAAGAATGAATTAGTAGTATATTGCTGAATAGAATAGTTATTTTGTAACAATAACTGTTTAGACAAATCCACATAAGCAGTCAAACGCTTAGGAGTGATAGAACGGCTTGCAGTTGTTGGGTCACCTGCACTAGCATCTGCAACTTCAGTAGCCCATCCTGCTGTTACACCTGCGCTAAATCCAGTTAAGTCTGTATTAGCTGCCAATCCTTCCAATTTTACTGCTCCTAATTGAGGTAAAACAGTTTTAGCATACAAAGCATCAAAGAAACCTACTTTTTCAGTAGCAATAAAGTTACCACCTGCGGTTGAACTACCTGCACTCATTGTACGTTTTTCAACTTGCATAAATCTGTTAGATAAATACAAACCATCACCCATTGAGCCTAATTCTCTTTTTTCTTTTGCGCTTTCTTGTAAAATTTCACGCTCAAATCCAGTAACTCCGTTTTCGTCACCTCTTGAAATTGACATTTCACGAATTAACTTACCAAAGCTAAAATTTTCTAATTCTCTTTTTTCTGAATTAGGAGTTGCAATTGGAGTTGGATTGTTTGCTACTTTATCAGCTGCAAATTTTTCACGTAATTCAGCATTTGAAATTTCAGTATCAAATGTTTTTACTTCGGTTTCGATTGAGCGCAAACTAACTAACTCTTCGCTTGTTAATTCTCTCTTTTCGTTTTCAGCTTTAGAAACTATATTAGCTCCTTCGGCTCTTTTTTGTGCCTGTAATTGGCGCAATTCTACACTTGTTTTCATTGGTTATTTTTAGTTTAAGTTAAATTTAAATTTTTGTGCTAAATAGTAGTTTTCACTTACTTGTTTTGGTTGTATAAATTCTCTATTTCTTTTTTTACATGCTTCTATTTCGGTTTCCTCGTATGCTGGATTTACTACTGGTCCTACATCGTATAATTTGCCTATTTTTATAATTGTACGTAAACAAGTATCATCTTCAAAGTCCTCAACTTTTTGTTCTGTAACAGTAAATGCAAATGAACAGCCTCTTATATTGCCTAGTTTTACATTTTCTAATACATCATTACCAATAGTTGTATTAGGTGCTTCAAACTCAAAGTATAGCCCTTTTTCATCAACCTTTAATGTTAATGTTCCTGTACCATCCTTTGTACGTGCTAATAAATACTCGCTTTCATGGTTAAATAAAGCTACAACATCACTAAAATCAGCACCATCAAAGGCACCTCTCGCAATAGTTTCTTCGTAGCCTTCCCACATTACATATTTACTATCAAAAATAGCTGCATAGCCTTTAATAGTTCGCCCCTCTTCGCTTACGACATCGGCTGCTCTTATATTAAATCTTCTTTCCATTATTGTGGTTGACCTCCTATTGGTTCAGTTGTTGTTGGTGTTGTTGTTATAGTTGATTGTTTTTGCCAAAATGGTATAGCTTCACTTGCTGGCATCATGTTGCTAGGTATATAATTTATATTGCTAGCTTCATTGTCTAAAGTGTTTTCGCCATACATTTTCCTTAGTTCATTTGGTGTTGAAGCACCATACATAAACATAGTTCTCGCTTTACGTTCCATTGCGGCACTATCACCCCTTAATAGTACCTCAGTATCAAACATTCCATCTAAAGTTTCACGCTCATAAATAGCAAATAGTTTCCTATCAGCTTCCTGCTCAAATCGTCTAATCCAAGGCATTAAACAGTCAGTCACATAGTTTATATTAACTTGCTCTAAAGCATTGTTATTAGTATCCGATAAATCTTGTAGTTTTGATAAAGGCATGCGAAACATTCTAGCTATTTCGCCCCTAATTTGATTTTCAGTTTCTATAAATTGTGACTTTTGTGGGTCATTATTCATAGATTGAAATGTCACTCCTTCAGGCACTGCACCAACTCCACCTTTTTGAAAACTAGCCATAAACATATTAACATAAGTTTGTAGCTTTTTTTCATCCGAAACGCCTGCAAACGATAATAAACCGCTCATGCTTGCACCATCTTTAAAGTAGTTATTTGAGTAATCTTGAACCGCTAATGCTTTGCCTAAAGTTTCTAATTGGTAACTGATTACTGATTGACCAATCATTCCATTACCTGGACCTTTCAAATGGAAAATTTCATCTTGACTGCACCATCTATTAAGATTTAAGATAGGATAATTAACAAGATACCACATTGAGCGAGTATCAACATCAAATTGAGGTGTTACAAAATTACTATCGATATAGTGAAGTTCACTAGGTAGGCCGCCACCATCTCTTAAAATATACCAATAGCCATTACCACGATAAATAGCTTCGTTAAATATTGTATAGATTAAATCAAATGGATTTGCGTAATTGTTTGGCTTTACGTTAAGTAATTGGTATGCTTGAGTATTTTTAAGCCTTGTTTTATTGCCGTTTTTCTCGTTTTTAACTGTAATAAAGGGCATTTTTGCTATATCTTCTCACATATTGCGACCACAAGCATAGTAAGTAGCTAGGCTTTTTGCTGTTTTTTCGGTGACATTTTCGCCACTTTTAGAAACAGAACTAAACCAATTAGCAAATGGAAACTGACCATAAGTATTGGCTGGCATTAAACTCTTGGGCTGTTTAGCCCTTAAAGTTATTGTTTGTAGTATTTTGCTTAATGCGTTCGCCATTTCTTACACAAATATTTGGCAAACACATTATATTAATCTTAACTATTTTTAATATTGACCAAAATAGTAGCTTTTAGACACTTTAAAAGAATTGTAAGAAGTAAAACGATGTACTTTATATTTTTCAAAATATTCAGATTCTAAAGCATTATAAGTTTCTTCGCCATTTTTATAGTTTGGCAAAAGTTCATAAAATCGTTTAAAATATTGTGCTATTGTCATTTACCATAGTTTTAAAAATGTGTACTCCTTTTCTTTGGGTTGTTCTGCTAACCATTGCATATATGCTGCTATTGCCATTATATTACTTACAATTCCATCTACTTTGTTTTCTGGCTTTGACTTATCAACTTTCATGTTTCCGCTTGCGTCACGTAAAATTAATACGTTTGAAGCCATCCACCTGATAACTTCATTACCACCATGATTTAATTCCTTTGATATAATTAGTCTTTCGAGTTCGGCCGTTGGTGCTGCCATACTCATGAAACCTTGTCTAAATGGATGTAATTTAATATCATCCTCAGTTAATTCAGTTACTAATGTAGTTGCAAAAACAGCATCATAATTTATAAATTGAATTTTGTATTTACTTGCTAGTGCGTTTATTCGCTTTCGGATTAATTGGTGGTCAATAACATCACCATCAGTAAATTCAATAAGCCCCATTTTATTCCAATTTACATAATTGTGATAGTTTCTTTTGTGGCGTTCCTTTGCCACCTCTTCAGGTATCCAAAAAAAGTAAAGTTGTTTAAAATCTGTTTCATTGCCTACTGGTGGAAAATTTAAAACTAAACTGCTAAAATCTTGTGACTTACTTAAATCCATTCCACCAAAACATTCCCTACCCTCTAAGATACTAATGTCAAACGGTTGTCCGCTCGCATTCCATTTATCATCAGGTATCCACGTTGTGGCAGTATCAGTCCAAACATTTAAATATTTTGTTTTAAAGTTTATTTCTTTGCTACCATCATTTTTTGCTGATGTTAATTCAGCTTTTAAAAAGTCAAGATTAACACTTACATTTAAATTTGGATTTGCTTTCGCCCACGATTTAGGATTTTGCCAATCATCATTTTCATCGATAGTAAATACCATTGAAAATAATGTATCGTCTTTTAATTTTTTACTAAGTACGTCTAAACAATATTTTCGCTCGTTAAAACATGGGAAACTTTTGTTAAATCCTGCAGTCGTAATTGTGAATAGCAATGGGTTGATTGTTGCACCCATTCCTGACTTTACTACATTATAAACCTCATCTGTTTTATGTGCATGATATTCATCAATAATAGCGAAATAAGGTTTAAGCCCATCTAGTGTAACGCTATCAGAACTTAACGCTTTCATCATTCCTGCTTCATAACCATTCGCATAGTTATAGCATTCGTATTGTTTAACTCTTACTGCTTGCTCATTTATAAGCCATGATTTTTGAGCCATTTGTTTGGCCGCTTTATAACATAAACTAGCTTGGTCACGTGTAGTGGCACAAGTATAAATTTGTGCATCATCTCTAGTATCAGCAACTAAACCGATTAAACATATTGCGGCCGCTAATGCTGTTTTACCATTCTTACGAGGAACTTCAATATAACTTGTTTTAAATCGTCTAGTACCATTTTTATAATACCATCCAAACAAATTACCTATTATAAACTTTTGCCATAATTCTAAAACAAAAGGAGTACCATCAACATGGTTCAAACTTTCAATAAATGCTATTGCATACGCTGCTTTTTCGGTATCAAAATAAATATCTGTTCTTTTTAAATCTGACAAATACCTATCTATTGCCAACTGTACATAGTGACATTGAGTTTCTTTAGTATTGCAGTATTTTAAAAGTTCAGTTTCTATTTTAGCCATTTTTAGCTTTCATTTTTAAACTATCTAACATGCTCATTTTAGCTTTTGTTGTTCCCTTAATTCTACTTTTAGGAGTTATACCAATTTGCATAGCTGCTTTATACATTGCATTGAAACTACTTTGTTTCATTGCGTGTTTTGGATTCGGTATTTCAGTTCCATTGCCTGCAATAATTGTAGTTCCCTCTTTTTGCATTGCTAATTCAAAATCAATATAATTACCCAATTCAGCGCAATATGTTATAAATGCAAATTGCTCTTTTGCTTCAACTTTGCCACTACCTAAAACTTCATCATAAAGCCTTAAATATTCAACCTTACCATGTTTATTATTTTCTAAAATTAATGGTATTTCAATTTTTGGTTTTGTTTCTTTTTTCATAACTGCTTGTTTTTGACCCTACTCAACTACTGTGATATGTATGTATAAAAC